CGTCCTCGCAACCGGTATATCAGAACCAACCGTAATTGAAGTCAGGAACAGATTACAGCAAAAAGGTTTACTACAGTTTGAGTCAGGTAAGAAAAATGCGAAATCGCCCGTTTATTACTTAAATGATTTAAGTAAACCCTTAAGTAAACTCTTAAGTAATGACTTAAGTAAACCTTTAAGTAAAAAGGCTAACATTAATATAAGACTTAAGAGTAAAGATAATAATAACTCTAGCGAGTTATTTAAGCCCGAGCAGGAAAAACCTAAAAAGAAGCCTTCAAAACCAAAAACCGAATTTATAGCCCCTACCCTGGAACAGGTGAAAGATTACTTCCGTGACAAGCTCCCGGACTGGGAGCAGCAGGCAGAGATATTCTTCTACCACTTCGATGCGCTAAGCTGGAAAAACACCAACGGGGCTAAAATTGAACGATGGGACAGCCGGGCTAACCTTTGGATAATCGAAAAAAGACTTCAAAATGGAAACAAGCCTACAAAAACAGATCACTGTGATAATGTCTCCAGGACAGATACCTCAATCCAGGAAAAAGCCGGAGACACTGACACCGCTCCAGCAGACCTTGAGAAATGGATCAACAGCCTCCCAATTGGTTGACGACTGGTCCGGCACGCAAGCCCAGCTGAATTGTAACCTGACATTAGCACAAGCAATCAGGATTGAGGGTATTCCCACCCTTGCGGACATCAATGTTGTCTTCGGCAACGCCACATCAGTCAGGATTATCACAGAGCACCTGCAATCAATCCTCCGATACGCAGGCATTGATATCGCACCTCAACAACTTGCCGAAACGGCGCTAAGCATATTGGCCAGCTATTATTTTCTCAATCTGGCCGAGCTTTGCATATTCTTCACACAGCTTAAAAACGGAAGCCGTGGACAGTTCGTCTGGGGAAACAGGATAAACAACCAGTCCATTATGGTAGCCCTATCGGACTTTTGCAGGGATAGAAGAGACGAGCACGTCAAACTGTCCAATGAAACCGCCATGAAACAATCCCAAAAAGGTTTCACCCGGATAGAAGATGCAGCGTGCGCCATGATTGAGGGAGTAAAAAACATTCAGGAACTCAAAAAAAAGGCTAAAAACGATTTCAGCGCCTTCACAGAACTTTTTCCTAACGTTCCAAACAACCATACTGCCTACACCTATTGGAAGGCATACGGGGGAAATGAGGATGCAATACGGGCTATATACGGAGATAATGCACCACCTCCCAATATAGCAAGCGACGATATAGGAAAATTCTTATGCGAGTATAACATCAGAATCAATCACAAATAAATATTATCAACCACTTCAAAATTAAGTAACCATGGCAAGTAATGAAAGTTTCAAACAGGCAATCAAAGCCTATCTGGACAAACGGGCGGAAGAAGATTCACTGTTCGCCCCCAAATATGCGAATGAGAAGAAAAGCATTGATGAATGCTGTAGTTATATCATGGGTGAAGCCAGGAAGCGTGGTAACGCCGTAGCGATTTCAGACGAGGAGGTCTACGGGATGGCAGTGCACTACTATGATGAGGACGATATCAAAATAAACCGGCTGCCTGCCGGAGAGAAAACGTCCGTATCATCCTCCGCCAAACCTGTGGAACTCACCGAAGAAGATAAGAAAGCGGCACGTGACAAAGCAATCGCACGGCTGGCGGAAGAACAATACCAGACACTCAGGAAGAAAAACGTCCGAAAGAAAGCAGATGATAATGTCCAACAAATGAGCCTGTTCTAATCATGAAACCGAGAACGAAACTTGAGAAACGTGTAACCGGACTAAGCGGCAAACTGTCCGCCGTTACCGAAGTACAAAAAGAATGGGCGAAAGAACATATATTCACCCACGAAGCATATAGGTGCAAGGATGAGCTATGGTGTTCCGAGTGCGGCGGAACATGGATAGACACAAGCAATAGCGAGCTGGGAACCACCCTGCTCGGTGATACGACCGAATGCCCGTACTGCCACCACAAACTGGACGTAAAGGTCAGCCGGAAACGAAAAGTCGAGGAAGAAAAGTACATGTCCATCTTACAGACCGCCGGAGAGTTCCAGATCATAAGACATATACTATGCTGCAAGTACGCCAGAAAAAGGAATTTTGATTTGAACAGCAGACAGGATTATATTCACTATACTTTCTTTGAAGTGGTCCAGGAATGGATCACCGTCGAGGGGAAACGCACCATCATGGCAAAACCGATGAATATGGGAAGCAGCGGATGGATATATTCGGAACCACTGAGCATAAAGGGTGAATACGGCAGTTACAGTTGGAATTATCGTGGAGACCTATATGCGATATGGGGATGGATATATCCAAGAAAGAAACTGCTCCCGGAATTGAGAAAGCGGGGAATCGGGAAACGGTTCCCCGATGTACCCCCCTCAAAACTTGTACGAGACCTTCTGAAAGGTGGCAATGATGCGGAATTATGTATCAAGACCGGGCAGACGGATATGTTGAAGCACATGTACAAAACGGGCTATTACCAACTCCGATATAAACCGTCTTTCAACATCTGCAACCGTAACCGTTATATAATCAGAGATGCAAGTATGTGGAATGACTATATAAGCCTGCTGTCCTATTTCCACAAGGATCTGCATAACGCCAAATACGTATGTCCCAAAAATTTAAAAGCCGAGCACAACAGATTACTAAGAAAGAAAAATGAAATTGAGGCAAGGCAAAGAAGGGAAAGGGACAGAATAAAGGCTATCCAAAAAGAAAAGCAGCTCAAGGAGGATATAGCATCATTCTACAACCGGATGGAAAGATTCTTCGGCATGAAAATCAAAGGCGACGGCATAATCATCCGTCCGCTTGAAAGCGTAACCCAGTTCTACAAGGAGGGCAAAGCCATGCACCATTGTGTATACGCCAACAGGTATTACAGACGCAGTGAATGCCTGATCATGACAGCCATAGTCGGAGAAAAACATGTGGAAACCATCGAAGTGAATCTTAAATCTTTTCAGATAGTACAGTCAAGAGCCGTATGCAACGGAACATCAGAGTATCATGACCGCATTATCCGGCTGGTGGAGAAGAACATGAGTTTAATCAAAAAAAGAATAGCATAATGAAAGATTATATAGAATTTTTGAAAGACAAGATGGCAATCAGCCATCAGACAGGATTTGAAGTTAAGGCTGATGAACTTACCCCGTACTTATATCCCCATGTGAAAGATACAGTACGTTGGGCTGTTTCCGGCGGTTGCAGGGCGATATTCTCCAGCTTCGGTATGCAGAAGACCGTAACCCAGTTGGAGATACTGCGGGTAATCCTGAACCGCACAGGAGGCAAAGGGTTGATAGTTTGCCCCAAGCGTGTAGTAGTGGAGTTCCTGACACAGGCCGAAAAGCATCTGGGCATGAAAGTGACCTATGTACGTACTATGCAGGAGGTGAAGCAATGTCCGACCAATATCATGGTGACAAACTATGAGCGTGTCCGTGACGGCGAGGACGGAGTAAGAATAGAACCTTCTTACTTTACCGTTACCTCATTGGATGAAGCGAGCGTGTTACGTGGATTCGGAACCAAGACCTATCAGGAGTTTCTTCCTATGTTTGCAGAAGTTCCGTACAGGTTTGTTGCCACTGCCACACCGTCACCCAACAGATACAAGGAGCTGATACACTATGCCGGCTACCTTGGAGTGATGGATACCGGGCAGGCACTTACAAGGTTCTTCCAGCGTGACAGCACGAAGGCGAACAATCTTACCCTCTATCCCCACAAGGAAAAGGAATTCTGGTTATGGGTCAGTACATGGGCATTATTTCTTACAAAGCCATCTGATCTCGGTTATCCCGATACAGGATATGAGTTACCGGAGTTACGGGTACATGAAGAAGTTGTGAGTGTGGACAACTCCACTGCCGGCACCGACCGTGACGGGCAGGTGAAAATGTTCCGTGAGGCTGCTCTCGGTCTGGCTGATGCGGCAAAGGAACGCCGGGACAACATGACTGAGAAAATAGCCCGTGTGGTGGAAATAATCAACCGTTCCGAAAACAAGGATGATCATTTCCTTTTATGGCACGACTTGGAGGCTGAACGTGAGGCACTCTGCAAGGCAATTCCCGGATGTAAGGCTGTGTACGGCTCGCAGGATGATGAGGAAGCCGACAGGGTGATAGCGGACTTCAAGGATGGCCGTCTGAAATATCTGGCCGCCAAACCTGAAATGCTTGGTGAGGGTCTGAACTTCCAGTACCACTGCCACAAGGCAATCATGTTCATTGACTACCGTTTCAACGACAAGTTTCAGGCAATAGCCCGTATCTACCGTTTCATGCAGCAGCATCCGGTTGACCTCTATCTGGTCTATGCGGAAAGTGAGGGAGAGATATACAAGAGCTTCA